GTAAGTTCATTCAAAAATTTTACCAAAGTTGCACAATCGTCTTGTGTGTCAAAAGTATCTGGTAAAGTATCTATATTAACCTTTGATAATATTGTGGTATCATTAAGACCAGGAGAGTCATAAAAATTATCTTTTATATATCGAGCAAAGGTAATATCATCCCCAAAAACAATATAACCTAATGCATCAAAAATTCCAGAATAATTACCATTAAATGGTTTAGCTAAAAGGGCATAATCTAATGTATTAAGGCTTAACCCAGCTCCTACAGTGGTATCACAAAAAGGTTTACCTAAATATGCATAATCTAATGTAATTATGTCTTTTGCATTAATTAAGCCCATAATTTTAACTCGTCATAACATCATCAACAAATACAGAATATGTGGTGCCACCAAACGCTTGAGCCACAACTTCTATAACACCTGTTTCTGTTGGAGTAACTGTAATACTTAACTGTTCCCATGTATTAGCAGCAGCTGTAGTTGTTGCTATTACATCATCTGTAATACCAGCTAATTGTCTGGCTTTACATACTAATTTACCTGTAATGGCTGTATTTGTGCGTCGGAACCAAGCTGATATGGTCGTGGGTTGGTTGGCTTCAATAGCAAATCTTCCAATAACTAATTCAACTGGTCTATATTCATTTCTATTAACACCAGTTGGTTTTAATTCCCATGCAATACCTGTTGGTGAATGTCTGGTAACTATCGTTGAATTTATTTGTCCATCCAACATTAAAATTAAATGGTTATTAGCTGTCTGTTGATAGTTATGAATATAAATATACGCTTCATAATTAGTTGGCCAATTATTATATGTCCAAGACGTAATACCACTAAATTTAGCATTAGCAAAGTAATTTGTTCCAGTATTAGTATTTAGATAAAAAGCATAACTCGAATTATTAAATATTAAATTCCAAAATTTATTCTCTTTACCTATTAAAGTTATATAAGAATCAGATAGCTCATCAATTTTATAAAATATATTATGATGACCATATAAGGATATTGTAGATTGTCCATTTGGTGATTTAATATTATGAATTGACTTAAATAAATTAAAAGCGCTATCATCAGATAAATATAAATTAGTAGCATTAGAATTTATTTCTTTTATAAAAGTAAATATATTATATTTAGATAATAATAATGAAATACCAGTAGAACTATTGTTACAAGCTTGTGTAATTTCATTTATTTGGGCATAATTACAATTATTTATATATAAACCTGTCCCTGTATTATTATTATTACAATGTTTAATTGTTGTTATATTTGCATAATTACATGTATCTAATTGCAATCCATGAGAATAGTTATTACAGACATTACCAATATAATCTATTATTATATTATTCCCAGATATATATACTCCATAATCTGTATTATTATTACTATTACAAAGATTTTGAATGTAGTTATAATTACCTTTACAGATTAACCCATGATAATAGCGTGAAAAATTTAATCTATTTACTTTTATGTAACTTTGAGTATCAATGTTTAATCCTATGCCATTACCACACTGGCCACTAAAGATTGTCTCACCATCTTGTATGTCAGTTGAAGGGTTATACCCACCTTGTAATTCCAGGTATCCACTGGATGAACCACTATAAGATAATGCTTGAATAATAGTTGTATTAGTAGATGTTACATCTGTGGGTATTGGGTCTCTAATATATGTTGGAACGGTCTCTGTCGCTCCATAATAACCTCTACCCTCATATGAATAAGAACTTACCTGTTGGTCAAGGTAAATCGTTTCAATACCATTTGTAACATCAATTGATTGAATAGCAAGCCATGGTTCATCACCACCTTGCTCTAAATTATTTTTTGAAATCAATGCGCACAAATGTGGTCCTGTATCAGTGCAAGCAACAATATTATCTAAATAAATTGTAGGGGTATTAGGGTCAACTAAAGCATATAAAGCAATAGAATTTATACCAGAACCTATATTACCACCCTCATTAGATGATAAAGTAATTGGAATCCAACTACCTATTGCGGGTAATGGTGGAAAATTGAATGTCTTAACTGGTGTATTCCCAGAACTATCTGAACATAATTTAATCTGAAATACCTGGTCTATTGTAATAGTTCCTGATAAGTATAACCAGAATGAAATTCTTGAATAACTACTCAAATCTAAATTTGCTAATGATTTATAAGCAATTTTGCCAGTTGTAAAAGCATATTGCAGAGAAATGGTGCTGGAATATGAACCAGATTTACGAGTGGTTGTAGTGCTGCATGTTACATAACTATTGGCAGCTGTCCATGCAGTTTCACAAGGCTCTATTATAGCATTTTGTAATGTAGCTAATTGAACTGCTTTTGATAAATTTGTCCACGTAGCATTACCAATAGCAACTGGTGCTGGACTTTTAGCAAATTTAACAATATCACCTGGATTAAGTCCACTAAATGCTGATAATGTCTTTTTAGCTGTTGACCAACTTAATCCATCATTATTATCATTACCATGTTTATAATCTACACAATATGTAGTCATAGGAAACCTTCAAAAAGGTGGCCTTACGGCCACCCCGAGTTTAACTGGATGTCATCGTGTAAGTTACTGTTACCTGGATAATATCATTTGCCAATACAGCACGAGCTGAAGCAAATCGTTTCGCAGATAACAAAACACCTGTTTTATCATTTTTTGGTTGAGTATTAGTAACAAAACCACCATATACAGTCAAATTCTGTATCGCTGTAAACTGCATAGTATTAGTAGAAGTCATACTCCCATTAGCTGAAGAACCAAATGTAATTTCAGTACGGTTAGTAGCTGGGGAAAAATCAGTATCCTGGCATTCACCATAACTACCACTTGTTCCTAATGCAGTATTGGCAGTATCGGTTAAAGCAGGTGTAACATTACCCTTAAACAAAGATACATACCAAGTAGTCGGCAAAGTAACACCACCACGCAAAGCATCTAAAATACGGTTCATACCTTCATAAGGAACAATGTTTTCACCGCATTCTTTATGCAACACTTTTCCATCACGAATGTGCTGCATTTCCCACAAACCATGTAATTTAATATTACTCATTTTAAACCTCCTAAATCAATTTACCGTTTCGAATAATTACAGCATCCATTTGGTCACCAAAACCAACTTGCTGTAAGCCTACACCAGTTAAATCAAGCTCTGGCACTGAGAATACAGCCCCTCGACCAGATGCTTGAAAATCTATTTTATTATCACTAACAAGCATTACTTGCTGTCCATTATATATTCTCAACCCAGTTGGACTTGACCAAACTAAAAATTCAGTATCTTTATAATAAAATGAACTAATAGTGTTAGATAATACACCTTCTTGTGCTAAAATTGTGCGTTTTGGTAACGGAAATTCATCACTCAATAAAGAAACATCGTGCGTTGTGGTGACCAATAAACCTGTGGCTAAAACATATAAATTTGTAATAGTATCATCAAATATTATACTATTTGTTGTGCCATCAAATGCAGTATCACCACTCTCTAAATACTTAAATGGAAAAGTAAAAAGCAATGTATTATCACGATTACCCATTAACCGTGCCTGATAAATAACTAAATTATCACACGGAGGTAATCCATTACCAAGCTCATTAAATGAATTATCAATAAACACAGATAAGAAATCTGTATTTCCTATAAAAAATGTGCTATCATCTAATACAGTATAAAAAACAGGTTTATCTTTAGATGATAACGAGCGTAAATGTTGTTGTTGATTAGTTACTAAATTATATAAAAATAAAGAATCATTATCTGTTGCATTAGCTCTGGCAATAAAAAATAAATAATCACCAAAGGTAAAAAGTGAATGTGATTTATAAAATGCTTGAAAAATCTCAAATTTAGGAACTTTGCGTAAACGCCTATCACGGGTCACTAAATAATTATATAAAAATCTAATAGAATTATCTTGTAATTTTTGTGACCCTTCAAATTTATTAAAAACTATCGGCTTCACAATAACCCTCGTGGTATCCCAGTTGTATGAATATAACTTTGTGTTTGTAATAACACTTTTTGTTTCAAGTATTCTACCCATTGATTGAACCGCTGTAAATAACTATCAGCTATTTGACGGTCATAAACTTCAGTATCAGCCTTACGGTAAGCAAAAGCACAAACACCATCTACTAATGATGGTTGCCAACTTTCTTCAAATGCAATTGAAGTATTAAGATTACTTACAGTAATAAAGATGGTATCTTGTGTTCTTAAAAATAATGTGCCATCTATTTTTGGGATTGGGTAGAAAAATATCTGTTTTGAAACATTATCAAAATGATATAATTGAGGAATATCAGTCGTAGGAATATCAATTATTGAATATAGATTAACTAAATAACTATAATCAACTTTTTGCAATATAGATGTATTAAATTTACAACTTAAAATACCAAAAATACTTTTATCAACAGTAATGACAGACGAACCAGCCGTAACAGGCATAGTTCTATCACTATGCAATAAACTGGCATTAGTAACTAAATAAGATAATGCTTGATTTAACGCATCTATTAAGTCATCATCTGACCATAAGAATGGGTCAACCAAGTCATCTAATTTACGTCTGGTTGCATCAATAATATCTTGGTAAGTCATTTATGCTTTCCTGCCACGCTTTTTATTTGTAGTAACATCATCTGAATCTGTTTCAGTAGTCTCGTCGGAAGAATCTATTTCCTCGTCATCAATTAGAATTAAATTGGTAAATCTCCGACGCTCAACCTCTTTCTCCAAAATAGGTGTTACTTCAAATAAAACGCCTGTATCTGTATTTTTAATATATCGCATAAATCCTCCAAAAGGGGGCACCGAAGTGCCCCCCTAATTCATTTAGATAGCATACAAATGACCAAACAGTTTTGGATACAAGACAGCAAAATCATAAACCGCAAGACCCTTCATAGCATTAGCAAAGGTCTGCTGTGGCCTATAAAGCTCATTCTTTGTTAACTGCATAATATACACTAATGATTTCTTTGAACCAAACACACAATGGTAACCATTAGCATCTCGGGCTAACAAATTCGAGGTATAGAATGTAAAATTAGCTACTGACCCAACATCCATCGTGCGCACAATAGATTTATTATCGCCCATTTCATGTGCCATACGAAGGTCAGAAGTCATAAATTTAGCCATAATAGCAGGCGGCACGACCATAAACCTATCAGTTTCTGGAACATCCTGCTCATCAAGGACCTGCCAACAACGAACAATAACATCAATCGCAGCATTACCAGCAGAACCAATAACTACAGGTGCTCCAATGGCGCCTAAATTTAGGTTATGACTTATTTTACCAGCCGTTACACCCTGGTTATTAACATCAGCCTGTGTATAAATAGTCTGGAAAAATTCAGTATCATACACAATCTTAAGCTGGTGGGCAGCATCATCACTGAATTTAGACATCCAATTCATATCCATCTGTTTAATATCAATATCATCAATTGCAAAGTTATAATACTTGGCACGATTAATTGATAATTCAACAGCAGGAGACTCTGGATATTCTAACTGAATCTGTGCTCCTTTCTGGTAATCACGAATGGTAATATTGGGAACAGTACGGATTATAACACGGTCACCAACATTCTTAAGGTCACCAAAATAATCCGTTACAGAAATCTGCGTAGCAATAGTTTTAGCATAGAACTTTTCAAGAGTCTTGCCAGCAAATATCAAAGGAATATATTTCGCCGCATCATCAAATGTATAATCAGGATAGCCTGTTGCTCTTGCAATAGACATAATTAAACCTCCTAAAATTTAATTCTTTTATCCTTCGCAGCAGCCAGAATAGCCTCTTCCATTTGATTAGCTTTTTCCTTTGAAAGGCGACCTAAACTCTTATCACGGTAAAATTGTTCAACCTGCTGTGCCGTAAATATCGGTTTAGCAGCTGAATTACTTGTAACCGCCGTAGGCGACCTACCCTTCGGAGGAGCTACCATATTAGAAAGTTTAGACTCATCTGATGCTGAAGAAGAATTTTGATTTTTGTATGTTAAAAAGAATTTAGCCACTAAATCAACATTCCCAGCATATGCTGCTTCATGCAACAACTGCTGCTTCGTTTTATTAGTAAAGTCAGCTGGCTCTTGTAACCAAGTCAGAAAGTCCTTATCAGTATTCAATGTTTCCCAATCAGGAACTTTTTGTGCTAACCTACTATAAAACGATGACATTTGTGCATTCTGCACCTGCTGGTTTACATTATATAAGTCTTGTTTAGAGACTCCATGTTTCTCAACTACTTTCATTACAGCTTTGTATATTTCTGGAAAATCCTCTTGCAGCTGTTTAATTTCGGGCTCAAGCTCTTCGTTATCCTGTTTTTGAGCTGGCTGTTGAGATACCTGTTGAGCAACCAACTGTTCAAACAGTTCAACTTTAGCCCTTAATTTTGCAGCCTCATCTCTTAAACCTTTAACTTCCTGATTAAGCCGAGGAACTTCCGCATTATACTTTCCCTGTAATGTTTTATATTTGGTTTCCCAATTTTCTGTAGTATCTTGAGATGGCTCAATAGTCTGTTGAGTCTCATCTTCAGATACAGAAGATACCGCTGGTGTTACTCCAGTCTGGTCATCAACTGTTGTAAGTTGATTATCATTTGACTGAACAGGCGGTGTGGTGCTATCACCAAAGAATTCTTTTGCCAATGCATCCGTCTCTGTTCTGATTTTATCTATTACTTCTGTCATAAAAGCTCCTTATTAACCCATATAAGCACAAATAGCTCTAACGTTTACTGCACCCTTAATCGTGACTGCTCCAGTATATGTCGGAACAATGTTGATAGTATCGTTTGCAGTATATCTACGAGCATAACCATAAGAACCAGGAGTAGTAGTTATACTACCAACTGCACCCTTCAAATCAATAGTATTTATAAATCCAGTAGCATTCTCTGTATCACCAAGTGTTGCCGAAGCACTCGTAGCAGCATCAGATGCTCGCACAATTTCAACCTCTGTGCCTAATACACGAGTGCCTTTACCAACATTCAATGCCTCAACTGTATCTCCAGATGCAACATTAAGCGCATCAAAATCAACGAGTGCATCAATCACAAACACTTTCTGTGCCCCACGATATGGAAGACCAGAACCTTTAGTTGCATTAACGACAGCCATTTTCATGACCTCCTATAAGAAAATTTATAAAAAATATAAAGTAAAATAAAATTTATGTCAAGTATATTAATGTTCTTCGTTTAATGATTGCTGTTGGGATTGCATTTTAATAATTGAAACTGCAATCTCAATTAACAAATTCAACGCCCAATTAGCCCATTTCCAACCAGCTTCTTTCAAATTAGTAAAAATAATCGCTCGTTTCTCATCACCAGATAAATTTGGATTTTCATTTATAGCTGCAACAGCTTGTTTAACATTGTCCCAAGCCTCTGGTGATGTAATCCATTTAGCTAACCCAATCAACGCATTCTGCTGAATGATAGTGGAAATATTCATGTATCACCTCCTGTTGGTAATCCAACTTTTTTACTTGTGGCAATAGTTAAAATAATGTTAACAACAGCCACAATGCCACCAGCTAATAAGTTAACCATATCTTTATCAACAGGTAATTGGTAATTCTGAACAACAAAAAACAAAATACCTGCCACAACGTTAATAGCATTCTGAATATGTTTCCAAGCAGCGGCATTCGATAATTCATAACCTTTATATATAACTTGCCACCAATCCAAAAAACCCATATTAAAGACCTCCGTTATACTGTGTCATTGCAAGTAAAACCTTATCAACATACTCTTGATTTATAAAATGTCCATCAACAGTTAATAATGGCTTACCAGCATTATACGCTGAAATAACACCTTTAATACCGTACTTATTATAATAATTCTTCCACAGCATAGCTAAATACCTACAACCAATATCAATGTTAATTTCAGGCTTAAATAAATCAGAAAGCCTTTGATTAAAACCAATACTCCTCGCAGTTGAGCCTAATATCTGCATCAATCCCATTGAGGATGATAATAAAACTAAAGTAGTATCAATAGTCTCGGGTGCAACAACTTTAAATGAGTCAGGTTTCTGTATATATTTTTCATATAAACTCTTCTCAAATTTAAAAGATGTTTCATCCCAACCACTCTCAACTTCGATTATAGCTTTAACCAAAGCACTGTCGATAACATATTGTTTAGCTTTAGCATCTATGATAGCCAAATAATTATCATGCATAATCAGTCACCTAACCATAAATTTAACTAAAGGAACATCTTTAGGATACATAAAAATCCTATGATTATCTGAAAATGATATAAAGTTCCTGTCGTCTGCTACAACACAAGTCAAAGTATTATCATCATAAAAACATCTTACACCATTAACTAAAATTGTTGAGTTATCACAATCAAAATTCAAATTGTAGATATGATAGTTCTCTTTATCTGGAGTAGTAAATAAAGTCGTATAGCACTGTTTAATGCCGTCGCTACATTTAATGGGAGTTGTTTCATAATATATATCATTAACATTACCGACCAATTCTCGACCATCTAAAGAACAATAACTGGTCATAGAATCAGCATTCAGATTACTAATACCAAGAGCAATTACGAATAATAAAATAAGAACACTAAATACATTTTTCATGTTTTAACTCCTTTAAAATGCCAAGAGCAATGTATGTATTATGTATTTCTACAAAGCCCATCACTCTTGGCCTGGATGTTAAATTAGTATTATCTGCTACCTGTTGAAATAACTGATACATTATTAGAACCATAATTAGCAACATACATATAGCCAAAAGGACTATAAGCAATCCCATAAGGATTTGTGCCAGCAGTGACTGTTGTCAACACAGTATTATCTGAACATCTTATAACGGATAAATTATTTGAACCATAATTAGTAACATACATGTATCCCAAAGGACTATAAGCAATACCAGTAGGATTTGTGCCTACATTTATTGTTGCTACTACCGTATTAGTGGAACATTGAATTACAGATACAGTATTGGAACTATAATTAGTAACATACATATAACCAGTAGGACTATATGCAATACCAGAAGGATTTGTGCCTACACCAATTGTAGTTAACACAACATTATCAGAACATCTAATTACCCATACAGTTCCATCACCGTAATTAGCAACATACATGTAGCCTAAAGGGCTATATGCAAGACCTTCAGGATTTTGGCCTACATTTATTGTAGCAGAAACAGCATTAGTAGAACATTTAATGACTGATACTGTATTAGAACCATAATTCGAAACATACATATAACCAGCAGGGCTATATGCAATACCATCAGGATATGAGCCAACAGTGACTGTGGTCGAAACAGCATTCGTAGAACATTTAATTACTGATACTGTTCCAGCACTACGATTAACAACATACATATAACCTAAAGGACTATATGCCGTCATATAAGGAAATGCACCAACAGTAACTGTTGCCGCAACAGTATTATCTAAACATTTAATTACTGATACAGTACTGGCACCACTATTAGGTACATACATGTAACCCGTAGGGCTATATGCAATACTAAAAGGACCTGACCCTACAGTTACTGTTGCTATTGGTGACAATGATGGATAACCAACAAAATCAAGTAAACCATAATAGCCTCTTGGCAGTACATTAGCTTCAAGCTGTTGTTTTGGCACAGCCTGCAATGCGCTTGTTGCATTGCCTGAAAGCGTAAGTGCACCAGTCATGGTATCACCAGATTTGTTGACAACCTGTTGTTTAGGAACCGCTTGCAAGGCTGTTGTTGCATTACCTGGCAGCACAAGCGGGCCTGTCATCGTATCACCAGCTTTAGCAACAACAGTTGATATAGATGCATCAAGTTGTTGTTTTGGCACTGCTTGCAAGGCTGTTGTTGCATTACCTGACAGTACCAAAGGACCTGTCATTGTATCACCAGCTTTAGATACAGAATTAGTGGTGTAAGCAACAGAACCCGTAGTATCAGTAACATATAAATCAAACCCAGACCCAGTCCTAACCAAATACATAGTATCTGGTGTTAATGGGCTTGGGAGACTCGATACTACCTTTGTAAATTTAATAACAGACATTTACCACCCCGCTGTCTCAAGTCTTGCCCTGGGTGGATTACCACCATAAGTAAAGTCACCATTTGCATCTTCGCCAACTTTTCCTAATTGAGTCATATTAGAATGAGTGTGACTATTAGCCACAGCAGAATCAATCTGGGCAGGTGTTGACGATGGCTTCCCACTTATCTTATCCCAGGTTAACTGCAAGTCTAATGACTCATATTCAGTTAACTTAATCCAGCTCGAGGTCGCATCACGCCATACATAAGAAGCTGAACCAGAAGTAACAGTAGAATCACCAGTAGCATCAAGCACCAGAACATACAGACCATTATATGTAGTCAATGCATTTCTATCGGTAATAGTGTTAACAATTGTAACACCACGACCAGCCGCCGAGATAGAAGCATCAATCATTGCCTGAATGTCATCACTGTTAATAACTCGCCTTGTAACCGATGCATCAGCATTAGTAACATACATCTCAACATAGTTGGGCTTGGATGAAGGCGCAACTAAATAAACTGCATGACCATCTAATGATGCTGGTAACGCCGTAACCTTGTGAATTTTAATAACTGCCATAATAATAACCTCCTACCAATGAATTATGCCGTTTAATACGGCAGAACAAAAAAGACCATTATCAGAACCTAATGTAATTGAATTATCACTATCTGCACTTATACTACCAATACCAGGAGGTCCCGCAGGACCTGGGGGGCCTGGCAATACATTCTCTGATAGAACAACAGGTTGTTCTACGGTACAAACATTTGTGTTATCACTTGTATAAATAATTATTTCATCACTCATAGTTAATCATGTGTGACATCTTCAAGAATTTGTAAAGTATTCTGTTCATATGTTTTACGCACACCATTAGCATGAGTAATTTCTAAATCGTATTTATATTTTCCAACGGGCAAATTCATCTGACTATAAGGCACTTGTAAATCAATGCGTCCTTCAAGTGGTGTTATAATCAATAAATTATTTGCACTCGTTGCTTGTAATACAAGTGTTTGTTGACTATCTCGTAAATACAAACGAGCTGATGCGCCTGTTAAATTTATTGGTGTTTCGGTTGCATCTTTCAAGACCCATGTGCGCAACCATGTATCACCACGAAATAATTTAACATCCATATCATTCACCTAACCCTTAAACGTTGGGTCAATTTCTTTCTGCATAGCAAAAGCTTCTAATGGTAAAAAATAATAGCAAACCCCATGTTGAGGACTTGCCATAAAATTAGAGCTAATAGCATCCTTATGGTCAAGATGATGTGAGATATTCCTAATACAACGCTGTTTTAATTCACAACCTTCATTATGACAAATAGAAAATTCAATTTGCATAGTTACACCTTCTGAAAGATTAGCAGTGCTAAATTTATAACTACTGATGTTAATGTCATAATTAAGAGAGTATAAAACTGGTTAATTTTACTTTCTAATTTTTCAATAAGTTGAGAAAGTTTGGCAACTTCTTTATGTCGTTCATCACAATATTGCTTAAAAACAGCATTTTGTGATAAGATGTCATTAACTAAGTTCCTAACTTCTGATTCATCTAAACATGGAGGAGCAGCCATTTACACCACCTCCTATTTCTTTTTAGCTATTTTTCTAAAGGTTTTAGCTAATGCAGCTCGCCTTTTGGTAGTAGGATTAGGACTATTTAACCCTTGCTGAATACATTCATCGGTAACTTTACCACCACATTGCTGTGTAAAAGCACCTTTTTTCAGTTTAGGTGCCAATTTAGAAAGCCATTTTTTATCTTTAGCCATGGTTATTACCCTCCAAAAGTAAGTTTATTACGTAAAATACCCACTATTTCAACCAATGCCGCTGTATAGCCCTGTAAAAACCTTACAGTGCCTATTTCAGAAGCACCTAATAATAAGTTAACTTGCGATGATATTAACTCTTGTAATGTATTAACTAACCTTTCTTTATGCTCAATTGGCAAACTATGTAGCACCCTTTGTAAATCCTCATTAGTTGTTATCTTTGATGACATATCTATCTCCCATTTTCGGAACTAAATTGATTAACATTCTGCCCTAAATCCTGCGCTTTGTCAATAACTGGATTACCATTGCCTTGGTTTGTAAATGGAACTTGCCCTTGTGGTTGTTGGCCTTGATTTGGAACTGGCGCTTGACCTTGCTGCTGTTGTAATTGCTGTAAGAATTGTTGTAGTTCTGGACTTGCTGCAAATATCTTATTAGTATCTAAACCTAAATTATTAGAAATCTGCTCCAATAAGTAACGTCTGCCCTCAACACCAAGTAACTGTGTATCCATAGGATTAGATGTAATCTGTAAGAATTCCAATGCACGCTGCACTTGCGA